ATATGGCTATATTCAGCGGCCTCCGGAATCTTTTCCGGCCACAAATCACATATGTGTATGGCGGGGATTATGGCGTGAGCATCGCCAATATGGATGCGGCCGAGCTGTATCGGACACAGCCTAATCTCCGCGCAGTAGTAAGTTTTTTAGCAGATAACGCAGCGCAGATCCCGATTAAGGTATACGAAAGGGCGAGCGACACAGACAGGCCGAGGGTACACGACAGTCCCGCGGCTCTTTTATTGCAAAACCCGAACCCGGACATGACGGCCTACGAGTTCAAGCGCTGGATGTACACGGACCTGCTCCTGTACGAGCGCTTCCTGACGCTGATCGTCCCCAGCAAGGAGACAGAGAGCGGCTGGGAGCTGAGACCGATCCCTGTGGCATGGATACAGAGCTATAAGGGTTCCTCTCCTTTCGCTCCGGAATACATCGTGATCGGAACGAACCAGGGCACGGCCCCGATCGAAGTCCCGGCCGACAAGTTCATCCTGTTCCATGGGTATGACCCTACAGATCCGATGAGGCAGTACAGCCGGATCAGCGCCCTGAAGGAGACACTGCACGAGCAGGTGGAGTCGAATAAGTTCCGCCGGCAGATGTGGCACCGCGGCGGGCGCTTCAATTCTTACCTGACGAGGCCGAAGGACGTGGCGGCATGGTCTCAGCCAGCTTTTGAGCGGTTCAAGGAAACGTGGAAGGCTTCCTGGGCCGGATCTGAGGCAGGCGAGGGCGGAGGAATGCCGATCCTGGAAGACGGCATGGAGATCAAACAGGTGCAGTTCAACAGCCGTGACGCCCAGTGGGCCGAGGCCGTGAAGCTGTCCAGGGAAGACTGCGCAGCCGTCTATCACGTTAACCCCGGCATGATCTGGCCGGGCAGCGGTCAGACCTATGCAAGCGCAAGGGACAACGCGAGGGCACTGTATAACGACTGCCTGGCGCCTACGCTGATGCAGGCGACGGACCGTCTGAACATGGTCCTGTTGCCGAGAGTTGGAGAACCACGGAACCACTACATCGCATACGATATCACGATCAAGACTGAGGGCACCTACGAAGAGAAGATCGCGACACTGTCCAGCGCCGTCGGAGCTCCCTTCCTGTCGAGGAATGAGGCGAGAGCACGACTGGATCTTCCCGCTATTGAGGGCGGCGACGAGCTGATCACTCCGCTGAATGTGCTGACAGGCGGGCTCGCATCTCCCAGGGACACGGATCCCACGGAGGAAAGGTACAACGCAGCGCCTCAGAAGATTCTGAAAAAGTCAGAGGCCCGTAAGTCTCGCGGCAAACCTACAGACGAAGAGGCGGAGCTCCTGTCTGACATTTACAAAGCATTTTTCAAACGTCAGAAGAAGAGCGTCCTGTCAAAGCTCGGCGCGAAGTCGGCAAAATGGTGGGACGAGGAGCGCTGGAACAAGGAGCTGTCCGAAGATCTTTTCGCTGCTGCGTTCTCAATGAGCTCAGCGATCGGTAAAGAGACGGTCAGGAAGCTGTTCGACAACGGCGAATACGACAAGGACCGCACAGAGGCATTCATCCAGGCAATGTGCAAGCGCAGGGCCGAGATGGTCAACCAGACGACTTACAAGGAGCTGCGGGAAGCACTCGAAGCCGATGAGGACGACGAAGCACTCAAAGCTACTCCGGAAGGCGTCTTCGAGAATGCAGAGGAAAATCGTGCTGACAGCGCAGGCCTCGCATTCGCCGGGGCCCTGATCGGATGGTCGTCCATGGAAGCCTGCCGGCAGAACGGGGCGCGCGGACAGAACGTCTTCAAGACATGGGAGACAACTTCCGGAAATCCTCGCGCAGCACACGCGCGCATGAACGGCGAGACAGTACAGTACGACGAGCCCTTCAGCAACGGTGCGATGTGGCCGGGGGACATTGACAACCTGGACGTGGAGGACGTGGCGAACTGCCACTGCATCCTGGTCGTGGAAGTGAGGGATTAATCATGATCAAGACAAAAACATTTGATATTAAGGCAGACAACCTCGGCGCGATCGTCGGGTATGCGTCTACATGGACACGCGAGCCTGACAGCTACGGCGATGTTGTCGCTAAAGGCGCTTTCGCTGAGTGCATCGCGAGGCTCAAGGAAGAGGGCCGGAACATCCCATTCCTGTGGAACCATGACGCGATGAACCTGAAGGCCTTCATCGGAACAGTCACAGATCTCGCAGAGGATGACCACGGACTCAAGTTTAAAGCGGATTTCGACGGAACAGAAGAGGCCCAGCGTGCGAGACAGCTCGCACAGGATGGCAGGCTGTGCAAATTCAGCTTCGCGTATGATGTGCTAGACGCTGGAGAGGTGGAACTGGAAGACGGACGCAAGGCGAACGAGCTCCGGAAGCTGAACATCCATGAGGTCAGCCTCGTGATGTATCCGGCAAATGCGGACACATCTGTCGTCAGCGTTAAGGCTGGCAGACGGAACCGCAAGTCGGACGAAGAAATCATTAAACAGATCATTTCTCTCGCCAATCAGCTACTGACTGACGAGGTCGATGATATAGAAGAAGAGCCGAGGGAATCGGACGCCAAGTCGGAGGAGCTGGATACAGCCAACGATAAGGAGCAGAAGAGGATCGAGGAGCTTCTGAAACACGCTAACAAGCTCTTAAAGGAGGTAAATTATGACTCTTAAAGAGAGATTCGAGGCGGCAAAGGCCGCGCTCACAGAAGTAAAGTCCGCGGTAGAAGCGGGCGAGAAATCTGCTGAGGATCTCCAGGGCGCCATCACAGAGCTCGAGACTGTACAGGCGCAGATCAAGGCAGCAGACGAAGCTGAGGCGCTCATGAAGGGCCTCGAAACACCCAAGGCTGAGAAGGCCGACAAAGAAGTGGAGGAAAAAGCCATGCCCAGAACACTCGGCGAGAATTTTGTAGAAGCTATTAAGGCTCAGACGATCGGCAAGAAGTTCGATCTCAACATCCCCGCATTCAAGGCGGCAACAGACACACAGACAAGTCCCGCCGGAGCTGTGGACTTCGCAACCACATTCGACAAGAACGTCGTTACCGGTGCTCGTGTTCCGCTCGTAGTCCGCGATCTGTTCGGATCTGAGACAATCTCCGGATCTACACTGGTCTATCTTGTAGAGGGAGCTATGCAGGGAGCTCCTGCAGTGACAGCTGAAGGCGCGGAGAAGCCTCAGATTCACTTCGGAGATCCTACACCCAAGACCGTATCCCTCAAAAAGATCGCCTGCCACATCAAGGAATCCGATGAATACATCAGCGATTATCCCTTCCTGGCTTCCGCGATCAACGGCAGACTGCTCTATGAGCTCGGCCTGATCGAGCAGAATACTCTTGTAACTGACCTGCTCGGCACTTCCGGCATCCAGACCGGAACCATCGCAGCAAATGCAACTGTTACCGACGTCGCAGACGCTATCCTGCAGGCAGCTATGGACGTACAGCAGAGCTCCGGCTTTGCCGCTGACGCTATCGTCCTGAATCCTGCTGACTGGTACGCGCTCCGCGTCGGCAAGGCGTCCGGAACCGGTCAGTATTTCGGTGGCGGTTACTTCGGCGCTCAGGATGTTCCGAATCTCTGGGGCATTCCTGTATGCGTGACTCCTGCAGTGGCAGCTGGCACGATTGTGGTCGGAGCGTTCAAGACCTGCGGCTCTGTCGTAGGCAAGGGCGGCGTCTCTGTAGAGGCTACAAACACCAACGAAGACGACTTCGTCAAGAACCTGATGACGATCCGCGCTGAGGAGAGACTTGCTCTCGCTGTCAGACGTCCCGCTGGCTTCAAGAAGCTGACAAAGGCGTCCTGAGAATAATGATCAATGAGGGAGGCGCTTCGGCGTCTCCCTGTTTTTGTAATGAAAGGCGGCGACATGCTGAAGATCTATATCATCAACGGCAAGGAATGGCAGTACGAAGAAGGCGAGCAGCCTGAAGGTGCTGTCGAGAAAAAGCCGGAAGACAAATCAAATAAAACTCCCGCCAATAAAGCCCGCCGCGCGCCTAAAGACAAATGAGGACGCCGTGGGGATATGACGCGGAAGACCTCGAACCCATTGTCTCCGTAGAAAGATTTCATGAAATCACAAACTGTGCATACATGGAGGACACACACCTGGATTCAGCTCTCTATGCTGCGTCGCAGGCGATCCGCAATTACTGCGGATGGCACATCTGCCCTTCTGTCAAGTGCACGGCCTATCCGGACGGCGGCGCCATCGTGGCGAAGCTCCCGGCGGGGTACGTGAGCGAGATCGTGAAGATCACAGAAGATGGCACAGAACTGTCCTCCGGTGATTATGAGTGGAGACGCGACGGGCTCCTGAAGAGGGCATATCCGCGTAAATGGTGCGGGAAATGGGACAGCATTGAGGCTGAGTACATGGCGGGCTATGAAGCTGACGCGGTCCCGGATCTCGTTGAGGCTGTGTGTTCAATCACAGTCGGAGTCCTGTCTGTATCGGCAGGGATCATATCGGAAAGCGCAGACGGGGTGAGCATCAGCTACGCCCAGAGCGCTTCCAGCATCGCTGCGGGGCTTACTGCGGCACAAAAATCAGCGCTTGAGGCGTACAAGGTGGTGAGTGCTCATGGGGCTTAGTTTTTTCAGGGACACCGTGACGATCATCCGGGCTCCGCTCGAGATGAGGAACGGATCAGAATATCGAGACTGGAATAACGCGACGAGCCACACTGTGGAGCGCGTACAGGTGACCGCTGCCGGGACGTCGAGGGACTTCGCGGGCCGGACAGAGAACATCTCTGACAGACGGACACTCCGGGCCAACTACGACGCAGACGTCCAGGAAGGCGACAGAGTCGCCTACGACGGCAACCTGTACGAGATCGACGGCGAAGTGTTCCACACTAATTCGCCCACAGGACGCGCTTCGAGCACAAGATGCACTTTAGTGAGGTGGAAGGGCTGATGGGAGCCAGGATAGAGATAGAGCATCTCAGCTCAGGCTGGGCTGAGATATTCAAATCAGCCGAGATGAAGGCCCTGGTCGATGAGACCGGAGCGCGGATCGCGGCTGAAGCAGGTGAACACTTCCAGTATTCTCCGGCTACGGACAACAATTTTACGGTCGCCGGTTTCGTCTCCGGAGACGCGGAAGGAAACATCGAAGAAGCTACTGACAAGGTACTGACAAGGGCGGTGCACGCATGAGAGTAAGTATAAACATTGAGACAGCTTTATATGATCTGCTGACGGCAGCGGGCTACAGCGCCTCAGCTCATGCGATCCCGGCCACTCTCGGGCGGACACTCCCGCACGTGCATGTGGTACGGACGGGAGGCTTCACGCAGGACAGGGTCGTCGATTTCAATAACGTCGACTTTGACGTATACGCCGAGACTCAGGCCGACGCGATGACCGCAGCCACGACGCTGGCCGGATGGGCGAGAGACCTGGAAGGCGGGAGCGTCGGCGGTTCTCCCTGTTACGGCTCAGAGGTCTCTACTCTGCCATACCGGAACCCGGATCCCAGACACCCGAACATCGGACGCGCCACATTCAAGGCGCAGATAACGATCAGAACACAGGAGGTAAATTAAATGCCTAAGAATACTGACGTGCGCGTCGGCGCACCCGATCAGAAAGTTACAGGAGCTATTAAGCACGCGCCGGTCGGAACAACTCTTCCGGACCTGACCGACATCACAAAGGCAGCAGTCACACTTAACCAGGCTTTTACCGGTGACGAGTACGTTTCCGAAGACGGCCTGACACTGTCTCCTTCCAGGAGCACCACAGAGATCAAGGACTGGAGCGGATCCACTGTCCGCAAGGTCCTCGAGTCCTTCGACGGCACGCTGTCCTGGACCATGATCTCCACCAACGAAGGCGCGCTCAGCATCGCATTCGGAGCTGATCACGTCACGACCGCAGCCGCTACAACTGCACACGGTGCCCAGGTCAAGGCTGCTCTCGGCGCTTATCTGCCCGAGGCGCAGGCGTGGGTCTTCCTGATGAAGGACGGCGACGCGCGCATCGTGATCGCGGTTCCGGATGGACAGATCACAGAGGTCGGCGAAGTCACATTCGCATCGAATGCTGCAGTCGGCTGGAATGTAACACTGTCCTGCTATCCGGATGCGAATGGTAACAGCATCTACATCATGACAGATGACGGAGTGGTGACTGCATGAGGACATTCGGCGTAAGCAAGACTGAATATTTTGAATTTCAGATTGAGGGAAACAAGAAGATCTACAGGATCCCGCTCGCAGGGTCGATGACAAACCGCGAGCTGATCGCATTCAAGAACACAAACGGCGATTATGAAAGCCAGATCGAATGGCTGCGTGGCTTTATGGGCGACGCAGTCGATGACCTGACGCCCGCGCAGACCGGGGAAATCTTACGCGCATGGTCGGAAGACACGCGTGAGCAGGGGGCGACCGTGGGGGAATCCTGAGCCTTGTCCAGATCATAGACGAACACGACCGTGCGTTGGAGTACGATCTCATGACACGGACGGGGCGGACTTTGGCTGAATACATGCACATGGGGGCGGCCGGGAAGGTCGCCCTCTTATCTTTTATCAACTATCTTCCGCCGGACTCGCGCCTCAGAGAGGCGATGGATCCACAGGATGAAACGGCGGAATGGTTCACGACTAAGAAAACGAACATAATCCTCGCGGACCTGTTTGACGTGTTCGTTTCGGCGAATACAAAGAAGGGCCGCAAGGCTAAACAGTACCCAAGACCGAAGCAGAAGAGGCGGATCGGCAGCGGAGCTATCCCGATCGGCGACTTCTGGTGCTGGTGGAATGGGGGTGAATAAATGGCTAATGGTGGAGGAACAGAGGTCGCAAGGGCATATGTGGCCATTATCCCAAAATCAGACGGCACATCTAACGAAGTAATCAGCGCCGTAGTCAATCCGATCAATGACGCAGTGAGCAAGGCGGGAACAAACGCAGGCGGGCTTTTTAATTCCAACCTGGGCGCCATGCTCAGCAAATTCGCGGCCCCTGCGGCAATCGGTGCGGCACTCGTGGGCGTGGGGAAATTCGCGGTGGATGCTTTCAACGAAGTTGATGCCGGAATGGACAACCTGCTCATCGCAACGGGAGCGACTGGGGACGCTGCAGAGGCGCTCGGGGATGTTTACAAGAACGTCGCCAGGAACGTGGTCGGCGACTTCGGAGACATCGGTTCCGCGGTGGGCGAATTAAACACCCGTCTGGGGCTCAATGATGAGCAGCTCGAATCCGCATCGGAAGCGGCGATGAAATATGCGCAGGTGACGGGACAGGATGCGACCAAAGCAATCCAGGATGTCACCAAGATGATGAACAATGCCGGGATCCCTGCAGAAGAATATGGAGCGACCCTCGATAAGCTGACCGTCGCCGGGCAGCAGGCAGGCGTCGACGTCGGGAAACTGGCACAGACTGTCAACCAGAACGCGGCGAGCTTCAACGAGTTGGGATTTTCTACAGACGAAGCGATCGCTATGCTCGCTCAATTTGACAAGAGCGGCGCTGACACATCCGGCATCCTCGCAGGTATGAAGAAAGGCGTGCAGAACTGGGCAAAGGAAGGCAAGAGCGCCAAAGACGGATTCGCAGAATTTGTTAAGGGTGTCGAGGACGGCTCGCTGACAAGTGCGGACGCGATCGAACTGTTCGGCGCCAAGTCTGGCATCGCCATGTTTGACGCAGCCCAGAAAGGCCAGCTGTCGTTCGATGACATGCTCACGGCCATTGAGGGAAGCGCGGGAGCGCTCGACACGGTATATGAATCCACATTGGACGCGCCAGACCGAATGGCGCTCGCATGGCAGAACGTGAAGATAGCTGCAGCAGATGCGGCGGCCCCGCTCATGTCGCTTGCGGCTGATGTACTCACGGGCGTGGTGATCCCTGCGCTCCAGTGGGCGAGTGAGAACGTGAGCGTGTTTATGGCGAACATCGGCGCTTGGTATGACCAGTACATCGCGCCGGTAGTCGCCCAGGTATCGACGTTCATTCCGCCCATCCTGTCGGCGATCGGATCGCTTGTGATGGGCACCGTGCAGACAATCGGCAACATTTTTAATCAGGTAATGCCGCAGATCCAGCAGCTCATACAAGACGTGTGGCCTGACATCCAGAGCATTGTCATGACTGCGATGAGCATCATCCAGCAGGTCGTGCCACCGGTGTGGAACATGATTCAGGGCGTCATATCGACGGTCATGGGCGTGATCAGGACGGTCATTCAGACGGTATGGCCGATCATCACGGCGGTGATCCGGACAGCAGTGAACACGATCAAGAACCTGCTCACCGGCATTTCCACGGTGATCTCGAGCGTTAAGAACACATTTAACAGTATCAAGTCAGCGATAACGGGTCCGATACAGACCGCGAAGGATACGGTCAAGAGGGCTATAGACACAATCAAGGGATTATTCCCGATCAGCATCGGCAAGATCCTGGATAACATCAAATTGCCGAAGTTCACCGTAGACGGCGGCGAGTTTCCTTATGGCGTCGGCGGCAAGGGCTACATGCCGAGCTTTGACGTCACATGGAACGCCAAGGGCGGCATCTTCGACGGCCCGTCCATCATCGGCGTCGGCGAGGCAGGCCCTGAGGCGGTCATCCCGCTGTCAGGAGAGCGCGTGAGGCCCTTCGCGGAAGCCGTGGCAGAGGCAGAGGTGGAAGATTATGACGAGCTCGGAAACGTCGTATACAGGGCCGTATCGGCTGCACTGGATCACTTCGACATGAAACTGCAGATAGGCAGCCGTGAGTTCGGCAGGGTCCTGAGGGAGGCGGGCGCATTATGATGAAAACTCAGATCAAATACATCGCCTCCTCCGGGAACGTGTACGACCTTACGACGCAGGACATCCTGCACAGGACCGCGGATTATTATGACTGGGCATGGAAGGCGGAAGGCGCGAAAAAGCAGTACGGAGTCCGGCCCTCGAGATTCTCAAGAGAGGCGGCCCAGTACAGCGCGGAGCTGCTTCTCCGTGGGAGGCCCGCGGATCTCCGGAAGAAAGTGCAGGCCCTGCACAATGACTTCGAGAATGACATGCGCCGGATGACTCCGGGGCGCCTCGTCTGGGGCGCCTATTACATCGACTGTTATGTGAACAGCTCGTCGGTGGAGCACATCAGCTTCTGGACATGGCTCCGGAACAAGGTGCAGATCTATGCGCCCTATCCCTTCTGGATCAAGGAAGACAAGATCAGTCTCTCGGCCGCTGCTGAGACGACGTCAGCGTTCCTGGACTATCCTTACGACTATCCATACGATTACACCGCGCCGGTCATCGGCGAGAGGATCGTCCAGTCTGATTCTCCGTTTACATCAGAATTTACGATGGTGATCTACGGGGAAGCGGTTAATCCGAGAATCGTGATTAACGGACATCCTTACGTCTTATACACGACGATCCCGGCGGGGGCCTACGTCACCATCGACTCCAAACAGAGGACGATCATGATGTACGGAAGCAACGGCCAGAAGACGAACATTTTTGATTTCAGGAACAAATCGGACAGCATCTTCGAGAAGATCCCGGCAGGGAACCTGAAGATCACCTGGGACGCATCTTTCGGTGTGGACCTCACGATCTTCCGGGAGAAGTCCGAACCGGAATTTGAGGAAATTCAATGAACGACATCATCGTAGCAGCTCCGGACGGAACAGAGCTCCGGAGTATGCTCTACAGTGAATATGATTTCGAGATCGGCGACGAGGAGAACAGCTTCCTGGTTACCATGCCGCGCGATGAGTGGGAGGCCATTGCCGACGACTCACGGATATACATTCCCGGAACAGAGTATGGCGGACTGTATAAGCGCCTGGAATCAGACACAAAGGACAACTCTGCGGCTGTGGGCGGCCTGACATGGCGCGGTATGATGCAGCACAAGATCATTGAACCGCCTACCGGACAAGACTATGCAGTGGACTCCGGAGAGCTCAATGCGATCCTGGGCCAGAGAGTGGCTGCGAAGTTCCCGGGGCTGTTCACAGGATCCTCAGAGTCTACAGGAGTGACGGTCACGTACCAGTATGCGAGATACTGCTCACTGTATGACGGCCTCAAGGCCATGCTCAAGAGCGCGGGGTACAGGATGGAGATCCAGTACGACCAGGAGACGCGCAAGGTCGTTGTCTCTGCGGTCCCGATCGTGGACTACAGCGCGGAGATCGAGTACTCGAGCGATATGAACGCCGACTACTCCATGAAGCTCGACCGGACAGGAGTTAATCATCTGATCTGTCTGGGCTCCGGAGAGCTGAGGGACAGGATCGTGGAACACCTGTATGTGGACGGCGACGGAGTGATCAGCCAGACGCAGACATTCTTCAATGAAAATGAGATCGCGGAGATCTACGACTACGCTGGGGCCTCCAGGGAGGACCTGATCCAGTCAGGAGCTGAACAGCTTAAGGGCGATCTCGCCCGGAATGAGTTCCGGATCGTCCTCGAGTCTGAACGCGAGGTCGCTGTCGGCGACATCGTGGGAGCGCGGGACTACATCACCGGTTACACGGTAACGGCACCGATCACGACTAAGATCATCAAATGCGAGGAAGGCTTCGTCGATATTGAATACAAGCTGTCGAACGACGTGGAGATCGAGCAGATCCCGGCCATGATGATGGCCCTGGCGGTCAGCCCTGACTCAGAAGAAACAGAAACCCCTCAAGACGAAGAAGATCTGGAGGAAACAGAATGAACATTATAACAGGCTACAGGAATGAACCCCATATTAACTCACAGCAGTTAAGGGACACACACATAGGCATATTCGGGAGCGGGACGCATATCCTTGATGTCAACTCAAAGATGGCGGCAACGGTGGTATCCAACAATGAAGTGCAGATCGCAGACGGAACGGTGGTGTGTGAAGGCTGTACTGCAGAAGTAACACGGGGAACAACCGAATCAATGACCATTGAGAATGGCTCACAGGGGATGCAGAGAATTGACCTCATTGTGGCGCGGTATACAAAGGCCGCAGGGACGGCGGTTGAGGATATGCAACTGGCAGTAATCAAGGGTACTCCCGCCGCTTCCAATCCTGCCGTGCCGTCATACAACACAGGGTTAATCGCAGACGGTGACAGCCCCGTAGACTTTCCGCTCTATCAGGTCAATTTGAACGGCATCAGCATCACAAGCGTGGACGCACTTGTGGATACGATCAGCATTAAGGGAGCTATTGAGGGATTCGCACAGACCATCAGTGAGATGGAACAGCATGTCGAGGATGTGCTGACAGATTACATTGTCAGAGTGAGCATCCCAGTGGGTGCAAGCGTACCCGAAGCGGGGACAGGAACGATTGACAAATATATCGACATTACATCAAACATTCCGCAAGGGTATAAACCGTTTGATGTGCGGTGCGTACTAACTCAGAACAATGAGTTTTATGTGTGGTGGTGTGACTTTTCCAATGATGCCAAAACACAGGTGCGGCTCAGATTGCAGAAGCGGTCGGGCATCGGCGGGACGATATATCCGTGGATTGTAGTGAATTGCGTTAAAGACTTGAGTTAAGGAAGGAGGTA